TCGAAATCCGCTGCGTGCGCGTCACCCACGGCAAGGCGGTGCGGTTGGACGGCAAGCGGCCGATGATCAAGAGTCACGTCAACACCTGGCTGCGCCAGCATGCCCAGGTGCTCGGCTTTACCTCGTGCCAGGCACGCCACGGTGGGGCGGGAGCGGTGTATGTGATGCTCAAGCGCACGATGATGGAAGGGCGCGACGAGTAACAAGTGCCATCGTCAGGCTTGCAGCGATGTGTCGGCCACCGTAACCTTGCGCTTTGCGAAAATCCCACAGGTAGTTTCATGTCCCTGGAACAGAATTACACCGCGATTCTAAAGGGGTAAGGCAAAGTAATAATAGTCAATGAAATCGGGTACTTGCTTACTCAGCATTACCCGGTTTTGACCTGCTTTACACGGTCATTGGTACAAAAATTGGTACGAGCTACATCCCTCCCCGGCGTCCTGCCGACGAACACCACTCCCAAATACGACACACCTCGACCACTGTACGCACATACAGCAATTGAGCGCACCACCATGAACATCGATGAAGACACCTGTCAGTGGCTCGGCTGTCCGACGCCGCTGGAAATGTACAAGCACCAGTGCGCGCTGCTCGAGGACGAACTCACGGAGACCCAGGCGCTACTGCGAAAGTCGAGGCTGAACATCGCCGGCTTGGTTCAGATGAACGACGTGCTGGCCACCGGCAAGGCATGCGCAGAGGAAGCACTGAAGGTTGCGCGGCAGGAGCTCGAAGAATTGAAGCAGGCCGGATCACCACCCAGCATACTCAGCATCAAGCTCGTGGCCGAACAGCGAGACTACCTTCTTAGGGAGAATCAACGATTGCTGGCAGAGCTGAAGAAGATTACCGAGCCACAGCCCTGACGTAAGCCTGGCACGCCCGCAACGCGATCACGGCATTATCCCCGTCGTCGGTGATGGCGATAATTCGTTGAGCATGCGCTTGGTCAAGTTGGGCTCGACGGGTTGCATGAACCACGCCGACGGTGCTGGTGGTGGCAGGCACGTTGCAGCCACTGGCTGGATCCGTGGCGTCGAGAAGGACTGACAGCCGCACATCAGCAGTGGCAAGGCGATCGCGCAGAGCAGCCTGGTTACGTTGGGCATCGGAGAGTTCTCGAGTATGTTGTTGATCAGCTTCAGCCACGGTTTTCTCCATGGCCAAGCGCTTGCCCTGCTCGGCGCGCACCTGGGCGGCGGCGGCATTGCTGATGGCGGCCAGGTCATCCTTGTACAGCCCGGCCTGCTCAGCGAGCTTCTCGCCCATGCGCCAGTTCTGCACCTGCCAGGTAACACCGGATGCCGCCGCCATCAGCACCAGGATCAGCAGCACCAGGCCCGCCAGCTTCTGAACCGGCGTCATACCAACGCCCGCCGCACGCCTTCAGCCAGCACGGCGTCAGGGTAGGAATACCCGGCGTTCTCGTGATGGATGATCGCCTTGACGAAACCCGACATCACCTCAGGCTGGGCCAGGTCAACCTCGGCACCAGGCTGGGTACCTGTATTCGCCTCAACAGCCCGCACGTACGCGGCAGTGTCATTCTCCACCGACGGCGCCCACCGGCTGATAATCGCTTTCACGGTCTTCAGTCCATGCTTGCGCCGGTAGGTCAGCAGCAACTTGCCCAGGGCGCGAATACCGTTCTCCGGCGTATCGAAGCGGGCAAAGCGCTTCTCGATCTCAGGATCTGGCTTGAGCTGGCCCTGCCACTGGTTGGCTGGGTTGTAATCAATATTGCCGGGGTTACGGTTGCGCACCCCGCGAGTTTCAGTGACGGGCATACTTTTCTCCAGGCGAAAAAAAACCGCTAAAAGCGGCCGTGGTGTTGTACTACGGGTCAGTCCGCTGTAGCCGGACTCAGGCGGTTGATAGTCGCTCGCGCGGCAGTGCGGGCGGCCTTGATGTCGCCAGGGATGGGCGTGCCATCCTCAAGCAGTGCGAAGGCATGCCAGTTGGTTTCGTTCAGGTAAGCACGCGCCTGATCAAGATCCACTTGATCCGTAACATCCTGGGCGGTCTTCACCAGTTCAAGCTTCGATAGATCTACCATCTTCAGGCACCTCCAATTGTTCAACTGACTCGATGGTCTTGGGAGGCGCTGTATTTGGGAATTTAACCGGGCCTCTGCGCGCGTCCAGGATGATCGGCTCTACGGGATTCCGGTATTCCTCGGGACTATCCCAGGTCACGGGAAGGCGGAGAGTAAAGTGCAGAGTTTTGCCAATGCGCTCCACGTAGCCCGACTCTACGAAGAACTTATTTCCAACGGCGCTCCCAGGCAAGCGGTAGCCATCTGGAATTCCTGACAAGTCGATAACCTCGCCGTTGATGGTGATTACATCGCCATCGACTGATGCTTCCAACGGCCAATTAACAAGATCGGCCCATAATTTAATTTTCATTTCCATGGCCCCCATACCTCAAGCTTAATACCGAAAGATTGAGCAGTACCCCCATTTCTTATAACAAAAAAAACGTTTGTGGCCGAGGTCATTTCGGCACCTGGGATTCCATAGTAGCTACTATCGGCGGTAGCCGAAGAGTTAACTAAAATTGAAGCCTTATTAATATCTGAAATTATTGAGGGTATCGTTACGTTTATACTACTAATCCCATTAGCTGGAACTATTGGGGTATTTGGCGCTGAACCCTGTATACGCACCAAACCATTTGCAAACTTTTCAACCGTCCATCCGCTAACGACAGCTCTGCCCATCAACCCCCCTTGTGTTTGAGGATCTAGAACAGCAGACGTTAAGGTTACGTCAACGCCCAATGCCGTCCTAGCTGCTGACGCCGTTGTTCCTCCTGTACCTCCTTGCGCAATAGACAAGGCGGTCGTTAATCCGGCAAGCGAAGTGATGTCGGAGTTTGCCCCACTTCCAGCGGCTGCTATCTCAGCCCGAATACCTGCATTATCAGTACGTTCCAGCAGCGAACGGGCTTTAGCCGTCATAACTGCAAGAGAAAGGACCCCAGATCCAGCAAAGTAAGGCAGGTGGTCGGCAACACCTACAAGCTCGGCGAATGCAGTTAGGTTTGGGCTTTCATTGAAAGCAGCGAGGGCTTTTGTAGCCGCGCGCAATTGGTCAGCCGAATCCTTCACGTATCCCTGCAAAGGCGCGAGCGAGTAACTGCCAGCAGACACGGCGGTGCCCTGGTAATCCGGTGCAATCGACAGCGCCGTGTCGCTGGCGATGTTAGTGACTTCGTACCACTGACCGTCAGGACCACGGAATGCATCGCCTGCGCGCGAGTTCGCAATGAAGGATGTCCCCGTACCAATCACGGCATTGCTTCCAGCCGTTACAGAAACTGTTCCTGTTTTGTACCAGGTCATTTAATTCCCCTAGGAAATAGGCTTTGCAAAAACAACAGGCGTATAGTATGAGGTTGATATATCAACACCAACAACCTGCATAACAAGTCTGTTATTACCATAGTCCCACACTGCATATTGACTTCCCTGTCTGGATGTAAGACCCGCAACATCCATTGCGACATTATTAATTAGCATATAGTCCCCAGAATCCAAGGGGCTATATGCTGTCCAGCTAAGCCTAGACGTACCTTGCCCTGTTGCAGAAGACCCCAAATAACTCCAACTTGTAATTGTTCTTGTAAATTGGGCACAGGCGGTACCGTTATCAAATAATAGCTTTGAATTACCATCCCACAGCCTTAGCCCAAAAGTTGCAGATTCTTGAGATTTAAATGCAGCACAAAACCAACTGCCGGAAGTGAATACCCCGGCTATCCCTGAAAATGAAAAACCTGTCCAAGCTCCAGCACTTCCTGACACTTTACAAAAGCACAAAGTATTGGACTGTGCGGGTCTTACAAATACAAGTGGCGGCTCTTGTGTAGTAATTGTAAATGGAAATCCAACGCTTGCGCCTCCACTACCACTGTAAGAGCCCCTAGCCAACGCTACTAATCTTGAAAATTCAGAGTCTAAAACAACTACATCGTTATTATTTTCGAACAGTAAGCCATAAGACATTTATCTATACCTCATAACCATCAACCTCTGAGCCCTAAGCACCCCCATAGGTGCACCCTCAGGAGCCCCAGGCTGTCCAAAATAAAGCACCACCCCGCCACTGGTAACTATTGGTGTGTATTGAATATTTCTTGTGTCTTGAGCGTCCGTGCCATAGTTATCTACTGGCATACACACAGCTGAGTGAGTAGAAGGATTAACCCCACTTATTGGAATAAACCTTGTCCTAGCCTCACCTGCAGAACGTTGTACAAGTGCCGAATAAACAACCCTAACCGTGAACGAGTTCTCATCCAGTTCTAGGGCGCCATTGGCGCCCCATATCCTCATGCCGAAACTCATGCCGTCAGATCTCCAAGCTGAACGCGCTTAACCCCGGTTTCGTCGTAGACCTTGATTGCGCGGTTGGTCATCGTCAGGCGGCCACCACCAGGTGCCGGCCCGTTGAACTCCAGGTTGCCCGCTTTATCAAGGCGCCATCCCTGAGAGCCAGCGACGTAGTTGTCAGACTGCAGCGCCTGCCCGATCTTGAGCATGGTGATACTGCCGTCCTGGATGAAGGCCGAGTTCATGAACACCTGGCCGCCCTGTACGGCGAAAGGGACGCTGATGGCCCCGCCAGCAATTGTGTTAACGATGGCGAAACGATCAGCGCTGACCAGAAACTGGCTTTGAAGACCCGCTGGGCCGTTCTCAATGCCAAGGCCAACCCCTGCGGCGATGTACTGCCCGGTAGCGGAGGTGTATTGCATCTTCACCGACCAAGACAGGTTCAACTTGCCGCTGATGTCGCTGACAATCTGGGACTGCGTCTGAATGTCGGACGTGTTCCCCTCGACATCGGTGTGAAGCTGCTGGATCGCCTGGGCTGTCGCCTCGCGGTCCGTTACCACGACGCTTTCGAGCTCGGTCACCGAGCCGCTAACCTCACCCACCGAAGCGGTGAGTTCCGTCTGGCGCTTCACCATGGCTTCGTTCTGCGAGGCGCGCGTCTTCACTTCCTCCGCGAAACTCGCTGAGGCGTTGTAGCCCTGGAGCGCATCCGCCAAGTCGCCCTCGCCGGTGTCGTCCCGGTACGCCGACTGCAAGGACTGAAGGCTCGACGCATGGG